TCTCACATATATAATCATCAACTACAATTATTCCTGCCTCCGGGAATTTATCATTAAGTTTTTTGTGGATTTCATCTTTTTTGACTGCATATAGTTCTCCATCAAACGCATAATAAACGCTTCTTGTGTATTTAGTTATGTGATTTTCTTTTTTACGGAAATCTGCTAAAAAATCGCTGTAACTACATTTACATTCGATTTCATTCATATAGTCGTTTCCGTTTATTGTGATTAAATCCGCTTCGTGCCTGATACCCTCAAACGGATAATCAAACCTTTCTAAATCCCCTCTCTTGTTATATTTTGGAATTTTACAGCTTGCCCATGCAAAATTAACGTTAGGTATGGTTATTTGTTTTATACCAAAGAAGTTAGCAACACGGTACTGTATCTCTGCTTCCTTGTTTCCTTTTGGCATAGTTCATCCCCCCTTAATCGTTATCTCAATCCTCGGATTATCCCGATCGGTAAATACTTCCTGCGTCAAGTGCACATACTTCCGGCTGTCATTCAGGATAATATCCATATCCTGCAGCGCGTCAAGTATAAACTTTGCCGCGCTCATCACATTATCTTCATCCCGGCGCATATCCTTTTCGTAATACTCAATGCGGATATTTACTTTTTCGGTAAACCTTTGTCCTTGCACTTGCGGCTGCAATATCAGAATAATTTGTCTCTGTGTTTTCTTCTTGACGCCTGCCCCCGCGTATTTGTTCAGCCGGTTGGCTGCGATTAGGTCATTCATGCAGGGAAGGCGCCCAGGTATTATGAGCTTCATATGCCACCGCCTAATCGAATCAAAACGTATGTCAGCGCTACTAATATTCCGATAAGAACGCACTGTATGAGCATCAGATATAGTTCAAACTGTCCGAAAAGATAATATTTATCCCCTCTGTCACTGTAAAGTTTCACTTCATGCTCCTCTCTCGTTGCCAAAAGTGGCAACGATGGTGATCAAGTTGTTCATTTTTCGTGCCTCTCTCTGTAAATCCGCTCTTCTTCGTTGCGCAGCTTTCTTGCTGCTTCGTCGAGTTTTATCGCCGCGTACATAATCAAGACAATAAACACTACAACGCTTGCTACATCTATCACCGTATTCATTGCTATCACCCCTTAGATCAGATATAAACGTCTATTCTCCCTGATTCATAAGCGCTCCTGATATCGTCAAAAACGCTTCTCGCCTCTTCTACCGTTTCGTATTCCAGCTCAAGCTGTTTGTACGTCCCCGGCATGTAGATAATGAGGGCTTTCCCTTTCTGTTCAACATACGACGGGTTCATTGCTATGATTCCTTTTTCCTCCGATACGACCATAAATCGATTACTTCCCATCTCTGTTACTCCTTTCTTCTGCTTCATTTCTTCCGATTCCACCCCAGAACATAAGCCTTTCTATCGCCTGTTCTTTGTCCATACATTCGACTATCAGCGGGGTTCCATTTCTGTTGTCTATCGCAAGATGTACAAGCCGGTTTTCATAATCGTCTTCATAAGCGCAATAGAACAGTCCCTTTTGCTTGAATTTCCCATCTTTTCCGGGAACGGAAAAATGCATGTTGAAAAATTTCGTATCTATATTTCTGTAAATTTTTTCATCCTTTGTCGATCCAGCTATCGTCTTATCCATGTTTCGCCCCCCCTTAAGCCTCATTTTTTCGCAGGCTTTCTCCTGCTTCTATAAGTAACCTATTCGCATGCTTTAGCCTGTCAAAAATCCGTGCCATATACCTCTGATTCATTTCTTCCGGCGTCTTATTTGTCGTAATAATTACCGGCAGGAGTTCGTTGTACCGTTTAGATATAATTGCATCGACCGCGTTCAGTACCCAGTCATTTTGATACTCCGCTCCCATGTCATCAAGAATCAGTAGGTCTGTTTCTTTTGTGCGCGTTCTGACTTCTTGTGAAAGATTATTCTGCAGAAGACTGTCCATCAATTCCGGCATCGTGATGAAATACGCCCGGTTATAATCTTTCATGATCTCCTGCGCTATGGCAACCGCCATCGTGGTCTTCATACGTCCTACTGGTCCGGCGAAGATAAGCCCCTGCCCTTTTGCCTTATGTGTTTTGAAATTCTTAGCGTAATCTTTCGCAATTGCATAATGGCTTTTCAGCAGCTTAGAATCCGGTAATCCTTTTCTTTCAATGTTCTGAAACGTGCAGGCATGGTACCGCCTGCCAATCCCGGCTTTATACAGCCTATTCGTCCATTTTTTTCTTTCTTCTGCCGCCTCTTCCGCTTCCGTTTTTGGATTTTGCTCATTTAAGCGGCCATTGTTTCTGATAAATGTCTCCATTTTTTTCCGGAGATCATCCATATCCCGTCCGATTCGTTCCATTGTCACCATCCGTCTTTGATACCTTTCCACTCTTCCAGAGAAGCGATATGTCCATAGCTTCCTTCCGACTTTTTGCGCTTATGTTTTTTGAGCGGCCAAAATCCGAGCCATTGATTTTCTATTGACTGCTCTACAATGAGAACAGCGTCCTCTATATTCCCGTTTGATAACTTCTTGAGTTGTGTCAGGTTCTTTTTGAGAGCCGTCGGTGATACAGAAGCTTTCCTCTGTTTCCTCATGTCCATCCACTTTTTGATTGATTTCTCCAGTCCAGGAGAAGAGGAAGAAAATGCTTTGATGATTTCAGTTTTCGGAGAAGACGCTTTGTCCTCTACCTCTTCCTCTACCTCTTCCTCTACCTCTTCCTCTACCTCTTCCTCTACCTTGTCGGATTTATTCCAGAGGTTATTCGATTTATCACGGAGGAAATCGGTATTTATTCCAGGGGAAATATTTTTGCATAGAAATTCCCCTATAACCTTCACCGATTTTCTTTTCAAGCGGGTTACTGCATCAAAGTAACGCTGCTGAATACCGTGTGAAGTGAGGATTCCATAGGTATGAAACATGTGGCTATCAAAAAACTCAACTAAAACCGCTTTTTGGACGGTATCCTCTACTGCACCCTCGCTCACGCCGAATTGCTCAGCTATGAGGAATGCCAGATCGTTATCGTATTTCACGTAATACCCCTCTTCTCGAAAAATATTACAGAGCAACGCGATCAGTATCGGTATTGATTGATTGCCACAGTCCTTTTTTATCTTCCGGACCTTTACGCTTTCAAAGAAATCAACATCCAGTGTGAGATAGTCCAACCCTTGTTTAAGTTGGCGCCCCACGTTATCACCCCCTTTAAAGGTTTATAACGAAATTTACTCATTCCAGAGGATGCAGAGTCCCGTCTACATACTCATAGATCCTGATTCCCCTTGCCTTCGCATAGCCGTATTCGGACATGCAGCCGCGGCTATGCCGCCAGTATCCGGACAGAATCAGGAGGGTGCAGTTGTTGAGAAGTCTAAAATCATACCGGAGAATCTCCGTTTCTTCCAAATCTTTTCCTTCCAAGAATGAATACGCATGGAGAGGAGAAATGATCGTCAGGTTGGGGTATTTCTTCATGATTTCATACGCGATGTCTCCTGTTTCCGCTACATTAGCCTCCTTAATTTCTCCCGCAAATACTTTCGCAAATACTTTCGAGCTTTTAGCGACGGGAGCGTAGGGATGAGCCAAGTAGGCCATCCCACATTCCATCGTCGGAAGAGAATTGCTCTTAATTTCTTCCATCGTTCAGTACCTCACCCGTTTCTTTATCTACCGTCGGCGGTATCGGATCGAACGGAATTTCTTCGTCCTGCGGCGTTTGTGCTTCCGCGTCAATCGTCACCGTTTCATCCGGAAGATCTGTCATGTTCTCCGAAATATTAGATTTAATTGTTTCGTCTGTCGCCAGCGCCCGGACAAAGTCTGTTTTTATCGGCGCATATTTCAACATCTTTTTAATGACTGTTTTCTTTGCCATTTCGTCGAAATATTTAGACCACGGAGAATACGGGCTGCTGAATGACTGGCTTGTCTTTTTAGCGTGATTGATGATATCCTCGCGGCTCATGACCTCAAATCCGTAACCGCCGTTTACCATATGGAATACGGCATAATACATGATCACGTTTCCCCGGTCATGCGTAGCCGGGATATGTTTCAGCTTAGGTTCTAAACCGAACTCGTATTCAAATGTGTCATTCTCGTATACCTCATGCGCCTGAATGTCTTTGATTTCGCCGCTCCGGTATGCCAGATCAATTCCGCCCTTATAGCCTAATTGGAATTGGCATTCCAATTTCCCTTTATTGCGATACGGGATTAGGTATGCCTGCCCGATTGGTGTGTTCGGTTCCAGACCGAGCTGTGCCGCCTGCATCATAGCCCCTAAGAAACTCTGTGGAGTGCATTCCTTTAACTGCGGGTTGCTTGATAATGCTGTAAATACCATCCGGGTAAATCTTTCCGGTGTAATGACCGATGGAAGGGCTTTCTTGATTTCCGGCTCCATCGCCCGGATTAGCCCCTGTAGAGACCCGTCTTTCTTCTGCTCTGTAACTGCCGTGTTCCTTTTTGCTAAACCGCCTTTTGTGTTCATTTTTTGCCTCCTGCTTTAAACTTGAAAACCTTCCGGATATTTTGTACTCAACGGACGATAATTTGCTCCGTCCTTCTCTGTTTTCCCGCATTTTTTACATTCCATTTTGGGGATCACATTCAGATGAAAATTAGCGTCATCGTACCCCGGTTTTTTCTCTTCATACCCACAAAATGGGCAGATAAATAATGCGATGAAATCTCTTCTGTTCTGCGAAAGTATCTCTTTAATTCTCATTTTTTATCCTCCACTTTCAAACTCATATAATGTTCCCATCGGAGAATCGGCTTTCCCGATGGGGTGTGACCGGTTCTAATCAATGCCGATTCGTTGACCTTGTCTGCTAAAATTCCGCGGATAGGCGGGGTGGAAAGGCCTCTCATGACCTTCACCCTCGTGCCTATTTGCAGGGAGTTGAACTCGCCTTTATTCATTACCAGACCCTCAATGTGCGGCTTGCTTTGCTTAGTGTGACAAGCCCCATTGCTTTCAACGCTTCATAACTTCCGGGATCCGCTTTTTTCACTTTGGATATTGAAATAGATTCTCTCGGTGTACTTGTTTTGAATGTCACCTTGTAATCTCCGATGCGTCCTGTTTCATAATTCCCCATGATTTCTGCCAGTTGATTTTCTTTCAGTTGGATATTTTCTTTCAGTTTGTTAATGGTCTCTTTATCCAGCTTCACACTTTCAATTAGCGGCAGAGCTTCATCCGGAAGCACCATCTCGGACCCTTTATCTTCTTTGAAATAAATCCCCAACGCGGAAGTGCAGGATTTAGAGCCGTCAACAGGCGGCGGTGTTTTTGTTTCTACCAGGTTCCAGAATTCTCTTTCTTTTTCAATGAGAACTTTGATATCATCTTCATTCCTTTCGATTTTTTTCCAGCGTGCTTCGTTTCCGCCTAAGAGTACGGCGATATACCAATAGTCCGCGCCTGTCACCGCCATATAATGTAAACACTGGCAGTAATAGGCGTCCGGAATTTCATCGCCCTTCCATTTTTTATACTGCGAAACGCCGGCGGTCTTGATTTCAAGCCCTGCATTTTCGCCGATAACCGTTCTGTCTACATTCGCAATCATGAACGGGTATTCTTTGTTGCGAAGAGTACCGAGCCGCTGTACCTTTTTACCGGTTTCTTCATTGAACCAGTCGGCAATATTCGCTTCGTTTTTCTGCCCCCAATATACGAATGGATTTCCTGTCAAATCTTCGGGGGCAGCCTCTCCGATTTTCTCCAGCCAGAGCTGATATGGTGACTTGTACGAATTCAGCCCCATGATCACTGATGCGTCACTGCCGCCAATCCCCATGTTTCTTACTTTTAGCCATTCGTCGCGGTCGTCCGCGTCTTTTACCGATAAAATCAAGTCGCAATTTGTATATGCCATTTTTGTATCTCCCCTTCAATCAGCGTTTTCTAATAAATCATCAATAAGGATATAAAC